CGTCCCGTAAGACATAGTTGGGATCGGAGGTCTGGCTGCCGATGCCGAGGCCGAGGAGATAGACGTTGCCATCCCACCCACCGAGATCGCGCATGTCAAAGCTACGCCCTTTGCAGACAAATGATCCCGTCACCGTCAGCCTCGACCAATCGAGCAGCGCTTCGTTCCCGTCGGAAGCGCCGGTCAAGCTCAGCCCTGCGACGGTCGCGCCAACCGGGATGCCGTGGACGCACTTCGTGGAAGGGAAGTTCGCGTCGCCACACCAGTTCAGCAGGACCGCCACGTCCGTAGCGCACGGTACGCGACCGGCGATCCAATTGGCGGCCTGATTCCAATTCCCATCCACCGCGCCGGTCCAGGTGTTGATGTTCGCGTCCGTAGCCCATGCCGGCGCGGCCAGGCAGAGCAGGACGAAGAGAAAGAGAAGTCGTTTCATGGCCTAGTTCCTCCGTGTCATTACAAACAGGGTTGCGTAGATCGTTCCGCCCGTCGATACGAACTGTGCGGTCCCGGCCGTGGCGGGAGTCAGCGGCCCATCCACGCCAGAATCCATCCACTCCGCACTGGCCGTTCCCGAGGCGGCGCCGGTGAGCGTGAATCGAATGTGGTCGGTAGTACCGGCTTCAGGCGCAAGGGCCAGCCTCACGAGATTGGCAGGGACCGTCGCCAGGCCGGCCGTATTGGGATCGGTCAGGAGACGAGAGTTCCCGTCGATGACGACTCGGTACACGGCTGAGATGACATAATCGCGGTTCAGCGCCGCCGTCAGGACGGCGTTCGCCTCCGTGTAGATCGCCGCCTGCTGCGCCAGCAGCTTTGTCATAGAGGCGTTCGCGTCGGAGCGCATGTTGTTGGCGCTGGTATTGGCGTCTTCTCGCAACCACCTCAAGAGCGTGTTGCCGTCGCCGCGGGAGATCAGGTTTCCCGTCAATATCTGCGAGAGGTACAACGGGACATTGGGGTCGGGCGTGAACGTGATCTTGTTGGCGTCGACAGAGAGTATCACGAAAGGAGTTGCATAACCCTGTCCCAACACAGGGCGCACTCCCATCCAGCCCACTCCTCCGGCCCCAACAAGCACCAACGCCATGACTCTCAACCTCTGCATATCTCAATACTCCTCTATCACTGTAAGGGACTGGCCGGTTCCATAAAACTGCCAAGTTCTCAGTGTTGACGGTTGTATCCGCAATGACAGCGCTGCTGGAAGCGGTGCGCTCGCGTTCGTGGCAGGCCCTACCGCAAAGAAGGCCCCGGCGGCAGAGCAAATGAACGTTACCCCTTTCAACTTTGCGTTCAACGTTAATCCAAGCAGCGTCTCAATAGTAGCTGTTGCTCCTAGAGTGACCGGCACGTGCAAGACGCTGTCACCCAGGATCTTCACCCAATCTGCCATCTGTCTCTCCTTGAAAGCTAGTTGACCGCCACGCCCCTGCGTAGGCGATTCATCATCCCATCCCCGTGCCACAACAAGTTGGGGGCGGACGAGGCCCAGTTTGCATTCCGGCTCGCATCTGCCGCTACCTTCGAAGCCTCACTCGCCTGACGGACACTCTTTAGACAGAATTCAAAATCATTCGGCCCTTGCTCCCACTCGGCAGCTCTCTCATGGTGTGACGGCGTCAATCGCCAAAGCTCCAGCTGCATCGCCAGCGCGTCGGCCAGATCGTCATGCGGGGCGAGTGGGTACTGGCAAAGCTCGTTGTGCAGCTCTGTCATCCAGTGTCTTATCCAAACCATCCCTTGCGCAAAAGCCGGTTGCAGACCTCTAATCTTAGCACTCTTTGACCGCTTCGATTGGTTCACCGTCGTGATCGCGAAGAAGTCGGACTCGGAGTTCTGCCTTTGCTTAATCCAATACTTCAACGACTTTTCATACGCCACCAGCTCCAACCCAATCGTAACCGGCTGCCAGCGCTTTCGATGGTCGAAGATGATATCCAGGAGCCTTCCTGGCGAACACCTCTCCCTAGTGTAGTCCAGCACGTAGATCTTCCCGTCATGCTGGTCCTTTCCACAGGTCAGCACTACGTTATAATCAGGAAGGCCCTTCGACTCGGCCGGGTCTCCAGCCGGGTCGACCGTGGTAAACACCATCAACCCAGTGGGCTCGGTGTCATAAAATCGGAACCAGTCTGGCCGAAATAGCATCTGTTCAACCGTGACTGGCGTGTTCATGAACAGGCACGAGTAGAGGTACGGGCCGAGAGCAGCAGCTAGGTGCGCCAGCTCTTCCTCCCCTGCGTGCTCGGGCCAGACGAGGACGCCACCGGTCGAAGGTTGTCCGTTCAGGTCTTCCCGAACGGCCCACTGGAACACGACGAAGTCCTTCTCGTTGTCTTCCACCCAACGCAAGAGGTCGAGCACGAACCACCTAGTGCCAGCGATGATGTTCCGACCAGTGCGAAGGTCGTCGAAGAGAGGTTGAACCAGCTTGTGCCACCCAATAGCCTGCGCAATGTCGACCGGGTTCGGTAGGACAACCTCACCTGACAGGTCATCCTTGTCAGGAGCCACTGTATCGTCTTCAATGACGTCGTCGCAATGCCTGGAGGTCACCTGCGTCCGCGTTCCGACGAACTCGAAGGTGGACTCTGCATACGGCTTAGTCCTCCGCATACACCTTCCGTCTTCCGACCACTTCTCAGCCTTAGTCGGAAGTAGGCTTGGCCACAAGAGCCGGAAGAGTTCGCAGCCCTCCACGACTCTCGCCAGCGCCATTCCCTTGGCTCGGGCGTTGGTGGCAGTGTTCTGTGCCAGCAGCGAGCGGTAGTTCGAGTTTCGGACTGCCCGCCAGAGCGGATATGCGATGGAGCATAGTGTGGTCTTGAACCAGCTCCGAGGCATCTTGATCATCAAACGCTGGATACCACGGAAGCGTATGCGCTGTAACCGGGCCGGCCACTCACGACGTTCGACTCCCATTTTTCTAAAGGCCTGACAGATCGCCACCCGGTATTCCCTCCAAGGTGGGGTCAGTCGCGGAGCCATTCGGTCGTATGGACCATGGAGTTCGAGCAATCGACAGAGAGGCCGGTGAATGCGGGAGTTCAACTTGTCAAAGCCCAAGACGCACTTCGCAAAGAAATAGAGGTCACCCTCGGCTCTGGTCCTGACCGCTGCCAACAGCTCAGGCGTGAGGGTCTGGGGACCGTCCGCCTCAACCACCAGGAGGGCCTCAGGGAGCATCGCCGAGGCAGTGGGAGGCGTGACGGTCCCCAGGACCTCGTCACCAGTGAGGTTGGTAAAGTCAGGCATTCAACTTCTCCGGAGCCGGAAGCTGCGCCGGTTCTACGTCGATGATGTCGTCGGAGAGATCCGGCCCTGACGGGGCCTTGGACTCGCGGAGGCCTTCGAGGAGGAGGTTGTAGTTCACAGTCGTCGGCATCTGCGCAGGGCCGTGATCCTTGCCACTCCCCTCCATCTCGAACGCTTGGCGAAGTCCGATCTCGGCAGCCTTCAGTCGTAATCCCTCTGCTTCCGAGTTCTCCATGAGATCCAAAAGGACTTCCGCACCACGATAACCTGCCTCGGAGGTCTTCTCCCTCATCCGTCGTTGGTTCTCGGTAATTGTCTCAGAGACGCGAACCTCCAGATCTCGGCGTCGTCTGGCCATCTCTCCTTGGAACATCGGCGAGGTGACGATCCGCGAAACCGACTTCTCCTCCATCCCGAGAGCCAGAGCAATGGCCACATTCGTCATCGACTGCAACTTCATCTCCACCATCTGAAGATGGACGGACTGAAGACGCTGAAGCTCGTGATTACCTTGGTCACCCACTGCCATCGAGAGACTCCTCGCCGGTCTGCCGGCAAGAGGGTGGCGAGGTGCGACCGGCGAACGACAGTTCGATGAGTATTGGGGAGTGGTAAAATTGCACAATTTTTTCCAGAGGGTCAGATCATGCTTGGCGGGCCGGGGGTGGGGGGAAGCCCGCCCGCTCAGCCCGCGACATACCGGTCTGGTTTATGTAGGCTGCGGACGCCCCCGCGTAGCAGGCGGGACCACCAAAGCCGGAGACGTATGGCCCCAAGGACTATCGCTAACGGACATGCTATACGATGAGATTAGGTTCGCCCTTACGGCAAGGGCCAGCGAGGCGAACCACCAGCGGTAACGCTACGAGCAAAGGCAGCGTATCTGCCTGCCAGAGGGACTGGCCCCCAGACATTCAGGCCAGGTTCCAACCTCCTCCGAGCGGCGTTGCCTAACGCTCTCCTGCCCGGGGGCCAGTCCCTCTAGCGATTTACAACCACCAGCGGAACGCCGAGCAGGCGTTCTGTTCGGCGGGCCGCTTACAAGATTGGGAGATTCCCATGACGCAAGTAGGCCCAAACGTTCCGCACGTGGTCTGGCAACCGAAATGCTCGTCCAGGGTCCAGCATGACGTTAAGGGCAACGTCCGACGCTACCCTGATGGGTCTGCGATGAACGACTATCGGACGGTGCCCGTGCCGATTCCCGAGCCGGACGACTCGCCATTCTCAGCCTTTGTGGCCGCGATGGAAGAATCCGGGAATGAGCAATTCGTAGTCGAGGCGTATCTTGCCGGAGCTACGCTCGTAGCTCATGCGAAGACATGGAAGGATCGTGGCAAGATAACCGACGCGACGTGCGAAGCTTGGATTAACGAACACGGGTTCGACGAGCAGCATGTCAGCAAGCTTCGCGGGCGGACGTCCGACGAACGTATCGCCTACGCCCGCGACCTTCTAGCAAGCGGCCAGACTGCGGCGGACAAGGATGCAACGGAAGAGACGGCGAAGATTCAGGACAGGGCGTTCAAAGCAGTCACCGACGGGTACTACGCCCAGGTCTTGGCTCGCACGTCCAAGCGACTGACAAAGCATGACTAGGACGTCTCCTACGCCCCCTGCCCGTGTGGAGGGGTCGTGGATAGTCGCCTCGGTCCTACCCCAACTTGGGGCCGGACGCGCTACCGGGTCGTAGGCCGGACGCCGGTAGACGCCGGTAAACGCCCCGACACCCCGACAACCCCTCGGTTCCGGGGGTAGGGTAGGTAGTACCCCCCCCCCCCCACCCCTCCCCTTACAGGGAGTTGTGCGGCGTTGTCGCGTTGTCTACCGTTGTCTACCGTTGTCTACCGGCGTGGCTACCATCACTAACCTCTGCGTGGAGCAGAAGAAAGAGAGAGAGTACGATGTACACTGACCACGACTTCGAGTCTAAAGTCGAGTTGAAACGTGCCCTGGCGAGTGGCCAGCTCGTTCGTGTCTACGCTCCAGGCCTTGGTGAGGTTCCCGACGACGGGGTCGTTTATCTGGAAGGCCCGCACTACCCGCGACCCCATCGGTGGTACGCCCAAGGCCAGATGTCCGCCGGACGTCTCGTATCTGTGAAGTAGCTTCAACTTCCGACCTCCGACCTCCGACCAGGTTTCTCCTCTCTTTTTCCTGGTCGGTCCGGGTCGACAGCCTTGACTGGTTGTCAACCCTTTCATGCATAACTCCGAGATGTGCGGATTGTATCGGTCCTGAGCTGGTTATCACTTGAAATAAAGTGAGCAGCACTGACGGACAGAAGCATGTCTCACTTATGCAGTCTCTAGTGGGTTGCCACACTAAAGTGGGCCACAACGCCTAACCGCGTTGTGGTCCTTTCGCTCGCGAGCGTCGCGAGCCTTTTGGCCCTTTTAGCACTAGGAGCTTTTCCATGCTCGATCCTCCAACCTACGACGACCGTCTGACCTACGGGTTCTCGTTGCTTGATCCTCTGGCTGACCTCGACCCCGAGCCCGACGCAGTCGCCGCGTTCATGACATACTCGACCTCGGCCTCGACCTCAGCCTCAGCCTTTCTCGACGGCATGGTATCACCGTGACTCCCGGAACAAAACCAGCAGCAGGAACACACAAAAATGAAACTGTATAAACTAACCGATGAAAAGAATCAGACTTATACCGGCTGTCAGTGGGGGGGGAATATCACCCATACAACTGACGGTAAGGGCAATCTGTGCGGCCCCGGATACACGCATTGGTACACGGACCCCCTGTTAGCCGTACTCCTCAACCCCCTACACGCTAGTTTTAACCTCACCACTGCCCACCTTTGGGAGGGCGAAGGTGAGGTTATGCAGAATGATCGTGGTTTAAAAGTCGGTTGTGTCAAAGCCACTACCTTGCGGCGGATTGAGTTGCCGCATGTAACCTCGACCCAGAAAGTACGCTTTGCCATTTTTTGTGCGAAAGCCGTGGTGGTTGATCCAGAATGGAATCAGTGGGCCGATAATTGGCTAGCGGGAGAAGATCGTACGGTAGAGGCGGCGGCGGCGGCGGAGTATGCGGCGGTGGCGAGGGCGGCGAGGGCGGCGAGGGCGGCGAGGGCGGCGAGGGCGGCGGTCGCGGCGGAGTATGCGTCGGCGAGGGCGGCGACATGGTGGGCGTCGGCGGCGGCGGCGACATGGTGGGCGGAGGCGTCGGCGAGGGCGGCGACATGGTGGGCGTCGGCGGCGGCGGAGGCGGCGACATCCTCTACTACACTCGATCTTATCGCTTTAGCTCATTGTGCGATGGAGGACGCCAAATGACCGACTACCACCGCATCGCACTAGCCTGTCTGGGAGCTGTCCTCACTATCGCGGTCATATGCGTGGTCGGCCATGAGCTATTCGGCTGGCTTTCGACGCACTAACCTAAAAGGAACCTTTTTGTGCTGTTTACTAACCCGTCTGACAAAGGAATGGCCTGGGCACTTGCCCTTCTCTTCGTTCTCACCTACTTGTATCGCCTAGTAGGTGGGACATGGTGAGTAATCACCAAAAGGAGCCTCAGATGTCACAAACCCCCATCGATTTCGACAAGATTCGAGAGCTACTTAACATAGGAGACAGCATTCGGCTTTACAAAAACCAGCTCGGCTTGTATACGGCTGAAATCACAGACGTGTACGTCACCACCAACGATTCCACGCCTGAACAGGCCCTGACTCGACTGGCTTTCAAAGTGCTGGAAGGACAGGATTTGTGAACCCTCAGACGACCGAACCTTGGGTTGTCTGGCATTCTGGCAGGCAAATGTGGATGGTTCGCATTCGCCTGCGTGGCCACGTCGCACACGTCGGATATGCGGCTACACTCTCGGCGGCAGTCGCACTCCGGAATGCCTGGTGTGCCCGCTACCTCGGAGGAATAGCCAGAGCCTTGTCACTCCGTCGGCCCTGCCGACGAGGTGTTGACCCCGGAGTTGAAATGGCTTCAGCGTTGGCCGACATCGTGCCAACGACTGAACCACCAATCTCACCAATTACGCCTCCACCTGGTGCTCCGCCGATCGAGCGGAGCCTGGTAGAGGAGTTAGAGAAGGAGCTTTTAGATGACAAAGTGTAATTGTTGTGGACAAGGCCTGCCAGAAACGGCCGACGAGCGTGCACTTCGTCGCCTGAAAGCACGGGAGCGCTTCTTGGCTACGCATAGCTTTCGGCTGGTGACCGTGCTAATAGCAGTGAAACTACGAGACATGCCAGACCACAAAGTGAAGGAGTTAGTCGAGTCGCTTCAAGAGCCAGGTTGGGATGATGGCTACACTCCTTACAGACTGGAGGTAGTCTCGATAGAGCAGACGACCACACCAACAAAAAGCTTTGTGGAGGGCTGCTGATGAGGTACTATCTCAGCATTGGCCTAACCTCGTTCAACCTCTTCTGCATGGGCTGGCTCGGATGCCGCCTCGCCTGCGGTCGCCACTGGTGGTGGTTAGCCATTGAGGTTGTCGGCCTCGGGCTGGTGATCGGCTGGACATGGCCGCATGACCGGGCAGACCAGGCAGATCGGGAGGAGAGTAAATGACCTACTATCCACCGATGTACTCCGGGTGGAAAGCTCGCTGCCCTCGGCAGACCTGTCGGAGTCGGACCGTAGCGACGTTCAACGTTGGACCAGCACCTGACTGGCCTCGCCAGCCGCACGTTCGACGTCAGTGTGTCGAGTGTCTGTTTGCGTGGTCGGAATCACTACCGGAGGCTGAAAGGACGGATTATGCGGTACAATTGTCCTGAGTGCGGTTGGATTGGTCAAGAATCGGAAGTCAAGATCGTGAAGCTCGGCGATGTGGGCATGGACGTTTGGGTCTGCCCGAATTGCCACCGGGCGGAAGTTGAAGAAGCCATCGCCGTTCGTAGCAAGTTAGTCACAGAGGTCTCCGCCGGAAGAACCGCTACCAGTTTGACAGGCCCCAACTAGCCCACACCGGGCGAGACACAAGCCCGTTCTACAATGGAAGGCCGGTGAGCGTTTACCGGCTCCCACCCCAAACTGGGGTAGCACTCGGAACCGAGTGACACCCCTCAACATCAGGAGAAGTTTTCATGAGTAAGTCAACGAAGGTGCCGGTTTTCACCCGATTCGGCAAAACCGTGGCTGAAGTGCCGAAGGCAGTGAAGATCGGTGAGGTGGAGGTTGTGGAGTATGAAAGTCTCGACGAAATGCGTCAGGCCCTGCCGGGCGGGGACTCTGACATCCTGAAGCTCGCGAACACCCAGCTCGCTACCAACATTCGGAATGAAACTCGGAGACAGGCTCAGATTACGACCCCGTCTAAGTCGAAGTTGCGTGAGCAGGCAGAGGCGTCGTTGTGGGATGACCCGGATAACGAGAGTTTGGTCGAAGAGCTGGTTTCAATCAGGGATCCGGTTGCGAAGAAGGCCCGCCGGGAGCAGATCATCGCCCAGATCGTAACGACTCTTGAGGTAGTGTATGAGAAGAAGCGCCTTTCGATGGGGTCTTCCGTGCCGGTCGAGACTGAGACGGTTGAATCCTAAAGTTTGCAGTTGAGACTGAACCCGAGAGTTTGGTAATAGTGCGACAACCAGCTCTCCGCTTACGGTCAGCGTGACCCAGCCCACTGCGGTGGACTGCTGGTGGGTGCGATCCCCACCAGGTAGCTTTGAAGCCGAGGAGGAGCCGAAGATGGCTCCGGTGGATCCTTTGATAAGGAGAGTCAGATGCGTAATTGCTGTACGGAGAGATGCCTTACGAAAGGGACGGCCCGACCAGGACGAGCGACGCCGCGTCGTGAGCGAAAGGAGCCAGCGATGAGACGAAGCTTGAGTGAAGTGAGTGCGATTAAGTGGCGAGTGAAAAACTACGCTGCGCAGATGCGGCACTTCGGGAAGCTCGTCACGTGGTACTCACGCGAGGAGGATTTGAGATGAGTGAGAACGACAAGTGCTCGAACAGCGGGGCGGCAGGATACAGTCCCTGTTTCGGCGGGGAATGGTCTGGGCACACCCGGATACGATGCTTGGAATTACAGGTTGTGAACCTGGCCCGCCAGCTTGCTACCGCTGTAGAGCGGGAGGAAAGGGCATGACCGGACTCGTCCCCCATGCAATCACCATTCGGCTTCGCCCGCTCGGTTGGCTTTCCACCCTACGTGACAGCCGGAGACTTGCCGAGCCACATACCCATCGGAAGAAGCGGGAAGCACGCAAGGCACAAGTGATGAGGTTAACCAAAGAGCAAGCTGCCGACAACAGGGCCGCTATGGCAGAAGCCAAGGCGGTGGCGAGAATGAAAGCGAAGGGAGTTCGGATATGAGTAAATGCGAACGTTGTGGCCTACCAGGAAAGTACGGGCTGGATGACAAGTGGCACTGTTTGGCTTGTGGGTGTGAGTGGGTCCGACAGCCGGATAAGGTTGATCTTTCAACACCGAGAGTGTCCTCCGTAACTGGCGCTACGAGGTCCGACGAGAATGGGAAAGGGCGGCCGAGTCTGCTCCCGCCGTGGACCATCCTACGCCTGGCACGGCACTTTGAGGAGTGCTCTAGGCCAGGCGGGTATCCGGAACGGAATTGGGAGAAGGGCATTCCACTTAGTCGGTTTGTGGACTCAGCTTTCCGCCATCTGGAGCAATGGTGGGGTGGTGATCGGTCGGAACCTCATGAGATCTCGGCCCTTTGGAACCTCCTCTGCTTGGTGGAGACTCAGCATCGGATTGCTATCGGATTGCTGCCGGATAATCTAGATGACCGACCAACCCGGACACTTACCCTAAAGGAGCCGGACCATGGAGTTGTGGAATCGCCTGAGACAGGTGGCCCGAACAGTAACGTGGTGTGATCAGGCTGACGACGTGGCCACCTCCGCCTGGATTGCTTGCTACGAGAAGGGGTTGAAGCTGCCTTTACCATTTGTGACACTCAAGCACATGTGTTTTGATGAGATGAGAAAGCTTAAACGCCAGGAGTTCGACCAGTTGCCGGATGGGATGGAGGCTGTCGTGCCAGAATCTTCTTCGGAGGACTCCACTGAAAAAGAGGCGGCGGTGATTATGGAGTCGACTCAGGTCACACAGTTAGAAGGGAGGATTCTGTACCGACACCTGTATGAGGGGATGTCGTTTAAGGAGCTCTCTGCTGAGTTAGGTATCGACGTGGGGTCGGTCCGAGAAGTGTTCAACCAGGTGATAGCGAAGTTGAGGTTGTCCGTGGAATCGGAAGACATTGAAAGAGCGTGCTAACATGGGGTATGACCCGAGTTTGAAGGCAGAAGCGGTCAAACTACGAGCGACCGGCATGACGTTAGACGCCATCGCAAAACAGCTTGGGGTGTCGGTCTCGTCGGTGAGAGGGTGGGCCGAGCCGGAGGTGGTAGGAACGACCATGATGCCGGCAGATGTCAAGGCAGCCGTAGCTGGAGGTCAGGACTCGGTAGTCCGGGACTCGACCGACGGGTTGACGAGAGTGGTCGAGTTTATTGGGTCGCAGATCCGTACCGTGGCGGAGGCTATACGAAAAGCCGACTTCCCGAGAGGCTGGCAGATCGATCGTGGGATCGCGAACTCGTGGGAGGTCGGGATTAAACAGCCGGACGGTTCGGTCGTGACCTCGCCGTTATGGCAGGTTAAGGTCTGGGCTAGTCGCAAGCCGGAAAATGAGCTGGACGTGGCTCGTGTGGCAGAGCTAACGATTGAGCAAATGAAGCTGCACTGTGCCAGCTACGACGTGAAAAGATATCCGGTGAGGGAGGACACGCAAAGGGGGAAGATGCTGGAGATCGACATCTTGGACGTTCACCTAGGCTCGCTTGCATGGTCGGCAGAGACCGGGAAGGATTATGACGTTGATATTGCGGAGAGTAGATATGGCGAAGTCTTACGAGAGCTTGTGGCCTTGGCAAGTGGAGTTTGTTCCAGACCGGAGCAAATCTGTCTGCCTATTGGGAACGATTTCCTGCATATTGACACTGAGCACGGTTCCACGACAGGTGACACACTCGTGGATACAGATACTCGAGCGACAAGAGTTTTCGAGATCGGAAAGAAAGTCCTTATTCACGCGATTGATTTCCTTCTTCCACGGACGTCCTGCGTTATCGTGCCGGTCGTGCCAGGAAACCACGACCAGTTCTCGATGAACCATTTAGGCCAGACAATTGCGGCTTGGTATCGGAATGCCGGGTTGAGAGTTAAGGTTGACTTCAGACCTCCCCTTCGGAAATACGTTGTATGGGGCCACAACCTGATTGGATACACACATGGGAGTGAGGAGAAGAAAGAGCGCCTGCCGATGCTAATGGCGGCGGAGCAGAAGACAGCATGGGCGGTGACCACACATAGGACCTGGCGAGTTGGACACCTCCACAATCGTCGATCTCTCCTTGCCCCTGTCGGCGAGACCATCGACGGAGTGTGGATCAAGCAGTGTATGGCCCTCACATCCCGAGATGCTTGGCATACGAAAAAGGGTTTCGTTGGGTCCCCTGTTGGGGCATCTGCCACGTTGTGGGACAAGGATAAGGGTGCGGTGGTCGAGTTTGTGGTCGCGATGGACGCCTGACTGGCGTCCGGAAAGGAACGGTGTGGAGATGGGTAAAAAGAGTGATCGGCTTCTTGAGAGGCTTGAAGAGGGACATCGTCAGGCAGAGCTGTATGGCAAGGGAGATAGGAATAAACGCGCAAATTTTATGTGGGGATGGGTGGAGAGCTTGCTGGTAGTGGAGACTGCATGTGAAGTGTTAAAGGAGGTATCAAATGACCCTAATTGACACCTCGAATCTGCCTTCAGCTCCAGTTCCCGCGTCGGCGGAGACATTTCAGCTACGCACGATGGATCATCGGAGCTGCAGTAGCCAGTGCCTTTTCACACGCTGTCCCCGGTTGTACTGCTGGCGGAAGCAGGCAGGTTTGGATAGCGTGGCGCCACTCAGAGATCTGGCCATGACGTTTGGGTCTGCAATACACGCCGCCGCACCAGCGACGTACCCAGGGGCGTTGACCACCGCGATGAAAGAGTTTGGGATGGTCTGGGGAGACAATGACAAGTGGGAGGACAAGAAGCGGAACTCAGTGACGGCCCGCCGCATCATTATTGCTATGTGCGAGGCACACACTTCAGGTGAGTACGAGCCAGTCAGGCCTGAAGTTCTCACGCCGGGTGAGGGCGAGCACGAGACGACGTTTGAGGTCAGTTTAGGGCTGTTGAGTGGTAAGAGCGTGACTGGCAGAGTAGACTGTTTGATCCGACGCAAGAGCGACTCCAGCTTGTGGATTAGAGAGTACAAGACGGCGTCGGTCATTTGGGGTTCCTTCAAGGACATCTTCACCATTAATGTCCAAATCGAGACCTACGCCCTGGCGTTGGCAGTTGCGGGAGTTAAGGTAAGTGGAGCCCTGGTCGAGGGGATTCTGGTCGCGGGAGGTAAGACGGAAATCATCCCTGTGCCGGTGGAGTTAGATCAGGAGAAGCTGGACGCGACGTTGGAATGGTGGAAGTGGCAAGATCGCGTTCTGGAGAGTCTGGAGACTTACTCGAGTGGAGTGGAAGACTGGCCGATGAACCGAACGGCGTGCACGCCGTATCCGATGTTCGGCTCGCAAGGTTTTGTCTGTGACTTTCAGCCGTTATGTTTGGCTGGTCCGAGATGGCCGGGCTTGCTCGGAATGTTCTCGCAGGCCAAACGCGACTCAGACGTAGAGGTGGGGAATGAGTGAGAACTCGAAAGCAATAATGGAGCAGCTGCTCCTGCTAGGGACGGCGTTACACGCTGAACCTCGCATTCAGATTATCCTGTCGCTTATCGACGGCGGGCCGAAGACGATGTCGCAGGTCGCAGAAGACACCGACCTGCATATCGGGTCGTTGTCGCATAACGCGCACGTCCTTCAGGCAACGGGGGTTGTGACAATCGACGCAATGGGGAGGGAGAGACTGATCGGACTACGACCTGGGTGGGAACTTCTGGTTGCGGCGCTGGTGCGTGGGCTGGAAGCCCTGGTCGGTGAGGGGGAGAAGGAGTAGGAGAATGACTGATCTTAAGAGCTTGACGAGCGGGGCGCTGAAGATTTTGCTGGTCGGGCCGTCCGGGAACGGCAAGACCTGTCTGGCCACGACCCTCGGAAAGCGAGCGGTGGTGCTGGACCTGAACCGAGGTCTCGGCTCGGCGATGACATTAAAGGACGGCCTTCAAGAGGCCAGAGGTCTGTGCGACGTGAAGAACTGTTGGGGCGGTTCTCCCGGAGACGTGTGGAAGCGCACAGCGTCTTATGTCGAGTCGTACGTTCAGCGCCCAGAGCGTCCTGCTCTGGTGATCGACGGCTTGAGTGACCTTCTAGAAGCGAGCCTCGGCGAAGCGTTGGGTGACGCAGGCTACGCCGGCGGAGCGAAAGTCACGCAACCGATGTGGGGTGTGGCGATAGCTCAGGTTGAACGCCTGATGTGGAAGCTTCGTTCGACAAATACGGTAGTCGTGATGCTGGCGCACACACAGAGGATCATGGTGGACTCACTCATCACACCAGCAGGCGCGTTTGTCAAACTGGAAGAAGACGTGACGAAGGAAGTGCTGGCGGTTTATGGCAAGGCCCTTCCACAGAAAATCCCTGCCATGTTTGACGAGGTCTGGTATCTACGAACCTCAGGGTCCAGTGCCAGTCAGAAGCGTCTCGTGCAGTCCCAACCCTCCGACGTGGTAGAATGCTGTAAGACAAGGTATCAGTTGCCGGATGGAACCTCGGCCAGTCTCGGGATGGAAAAGCTGTTGGATATGATAGGCTGGAAGTGGGAGCCGAAGACGGCTCCTATGACAGGACAGGAGGTGAAGAAGTGACTCTGATAGTTATAGGACTGGCTTTGGTAGGAGTGGTAGTGCTGCTTTGGCTGCTGTTGCGGAATGACAGTATGCCTGGTCCGTTCTGCTAGTCGTGCCCACGGGCCTGTGCCTGGTGTGGGAGCCTGCGCAGGCTTTTCGGCGCCTGGACGTTCCTGGCGTTGAGTGAAGGCCAGGCCGAAGACGGCCTGATTACAATGATTTAGGAGATTCAGATGAGTCCACAGATTGAGTTCACAGGGCAAGAGCCTAAGACGGTCCCGATGGCTCCGGTTGGTTCGCCGGTTAATCTCAAGATTGATAGTTGCGAGCTTGGGGAGACGAGCGAGCAGGCGAAGAACCCCGGCCAGCCGATGTATAAGGTCGTGTTGACGGTTCAAGCCCCAGGAGAACTGTATGATGGAGACAGGATCTACGTCAACTTCGTCAACCCGGCCGGCGATCTACGACAGAAAATCCAGTTCGGGCAGCTCTTCTCGGCCGCTGGTATGCCTCCGACCGGAGCGCTCGACACGGAGCAGCTGATTGGGAAAGTGGTCAAGGCGATCCTCCGAGCCAAGCCCGCCTCGGGCGACTTCCCCGAAAGTCGAGCCGTCAAGAGCTACATCAGCCTGTAATCACCACGTTGTAAGGCTGCGTCGAGGAGCCCCCTATGGAGGGGGCTCCGGCGGTGCAGGAAGGAGCGAGCATGTCGATGGAAGACGAGTCCGAGCAGGATATGAGGAGTCCGCCAGTAGAGCCTATTGTGGTGAAGATGAACATAACAGTGCCGGACGTACAGCAAATCCCGGTCAGCCAGATCTTGTTTGGGGAGAGGTGTCGACGCAAGTACACCGGAATCATTGACTTTGCAAAGTCCTTAGAGAAGTTTGGCCTGAATCATCCCCTAGTCGTAAGCTCCCCCCACGATGGGTTCTACACGCTGCGTAGTGGCGGGAGGAGATTCAAGGCCTTGACTGGGCCACTCGCCCTCGACACCGTCCCTTGCGTTGTGCGTGACGATTGGGATGAGGTCAAAGGGAAGGAGTGGGAGCTAGAGGAGAACATCCAGCGTGAGAATATCGACTGGCCGAGTCGGGCCGAGTTCGAGCGCCAGCTTCATCAGATGCTAGTGGAGCGGGCAAGGAAGTCAGGTAACAACAGCTGGACAGTTGCGGATACCGCGAATCGTGTTCCGGCTCCTGGCGCACCGGCTAATGCCGGGACGAAGGTCTCAGCAGAGACCCTTCGACGAGACATTCAAATTGCTGGATTACTCAAGCAGCGGCCTGACATAGCAGATGCTGTAAGGCATCTGCCCCTTCATGCAGCTATACGTCGGGCGTCGCACATCCAGGCGGCCGAGCAGGCCGCGAAGGAGACCATAAATGTCGAAGGGAAACTCCGCCGGGGTCACAGTCGAGATCTGCTTAAAGACGTCGAGTCCGCGAGTGTTGCGTGCGTTCTTACTGACCCTCCCTTTGGGATTAATACGCTCGATCAGAACAGAGGTTCCGGTACGAATGTCCAAACCTCGATCCTCAGAGACTCCGACAACCTTAACTCAGTGCAAGCCCTTAAGCTGATGGACTGGTTTATACCGGAACTCCACCGCGTGCTCCTGCCTGGAGGACACTTCTACATATTTTGGTGTCAGCAAAACTGGCACTTCCTCCGGGAACGAGTCTTACAAGCAGGCTTAGAGCTGCAAGAGTACCCGGTGTTGTGGCTCAAGAGAGGGACGACCGTACCAGGACGTGGCTACCTTTATGCGCCTTGCACCGAGCTAATTATGTTCGGGTGGAAGCCTCCGAGGACTCGGCTTCTCGAACGGTCGATGTCAGCGGTGGTCGAGTGCTCGGCAATCAAGGGAGGTATCCACCCGTTCCAAAAGCCGGTCGATCTGCTAAAAACTTTGATCCTCCAGTCGACGATCCAAGGGGAGATTGTTCTTGATCCGTTCGCCGGGTCGGGGTCGACGGTCGTGGCAGCGATTGCCACGAGGAGGCGCGGTCTAGGGTTCGACCTAGACCCGGACAACTCGGTCTTTCCTCTGGCGTGTAAGCGAATCGAGAAGGCGTTGAAAGAGAAGGGTGAGCTTGACCCGGCCTTGCTGCCCGCGCAACTTGGGGCTGCACCCGCCGTTCTTGTCAAGGACTTCCACGACACCAGACCCGGTCAGCCAGAGTGGCTCGCGTTTTGGAAGGCACACCCTGACCAACAGGATGCGATGCTGAAGTGGATGCTTGAGCTGAAACGAGAGCAGAAGGAGAAGACATGAGAGTTTATGTGAGTGGTCCAATGACCGGACTGCCGCAGTGTAACCGTTCAGCGTTCCAGGTCGAAACCGCGAGACTTCGCGGGTTAGGGCATTGGGTGCTCGACCCGACAGAGCTTGACTTCACACCGAACGAGACCACGACGCAAGCCGAGGCGGACGCGATCTGGAAGGCTTTTCTGTGTCGAGACGTCGCCATGTTGCTGACGTGTGCGTTAGATGCCATCGTGGTCTTGCCAGGGTGGGAGCGGTCACGCGGAGCAAAGCTGGAGGTTCACGTTGCCATTCTATCAGGGATGAAAGTGCTGAAGGCCGGGACAGGTGAAGAGGTCTTTGTCCCGGCGATGGGTGTGCCATGACTAAAGCCACCCGACCATACCACCCTCGACAGAACTGCGAACCACAGTGGGTCTTAGGCTTCCAGCCCCAGGTTGGCGACGAGGTGATGTACTGTGGAACCTGGCGCCACGTTCGGGAGGTTGTTGGTGACACATTAATCCTGGCAGAGGGCGGAGTGATGTGGTTTCAAGTGAAGGAGCGATCTGATGAGTAGGCGTGTCGAAGGATATGGGCCTGCAGGGGCCAAGATCGCCTTGGTCGGTGAAGCTCCAGGCGCCGATGAAGAACGTCTTGGCCAGCCGTTCGTCGGAACGGAGGGCAAGTTTTTAAACCAGATGCTGGCCTCGGCCGGCATCGACAGGAATGCGTGCTATGTCACGAACGTTGCGAAAGAACGACCTCCCGGTAACGACTTCCTCTCCCGCTACTACCTCGACGCGAAGCGCCTTACTGCGCACCCTGATCTTGAGAGGTGCGTTTACGAGTTGCAACAGGAGCTTCTACGTCGAGCGCCTGTGGTCACCATTGCTCTTGGCGAGGAGGCTCTCAGAGCTCTTACTGGCCGAAGAGGCATTGGCGACTGGAGGGGATCAATCCTCCAAACCCCAGTCGGGAAAGTAGTTGCGACGTGGCATCCCGGTAACGCGATCCGACTGTACGAACATCGTCGAGTGGTCGAACACGACCTAAGGCGAGCGAGGGATGAAAGCAGTTCTCGCAACTTTTTCCTTCCATCACGAGAAGCTGTAGTCGACCCCTCATTCGCCACGACGATGGACTTTCTGGCAGACCTTCAGCGCAAGCGACCTCGAATTGCGTGGGATATCGAGACCCTTGGCCCGAGGGTCAGATGTCTGTCAGTTGCACCGACTCCGGCGATGGCACTTTGCATCCCATTTTGCTCCTGCCGTAGAGCCCGTGAAGAGCACCTTCCTGGCGTGACCGAAATGCCAATCCCGACCGACCACCCGTTCAGTAGCCACTGGACCGAGGATGAAGAAGTTGCGATACTTGGAGCACTGGCCAGGGTGCTAGAGGACCCTCAGATCGAGAAGGTTCTCCAGAACGCCCCATTCGACCTAGGGATCGTGGAGAGGGAGTTCGGCATAGTCACACAAGGGTTGTGGATGGACACCATGGTTGCCCAACACTGTTGCTACTGTGAGCTGCCGAAAGGGCTGGACTTCCTTTGCAGCTTTTATACCCGCACGCCGTGTTACTGGCAATACGACGCGGCGAACGATCACCAGACCTGGGTCTACTGTTGCTATGACTCGATGGTGACGCTAGAGTGTTCGACGGCGTTGTTGAAAGAGATGGAGGCGTTGAAGGTATGAGCGTAATTGATCTGCAGCAACTGCTGGATGGAATTGCTCCCAAGCTTCGTGCCAGGATATACTGGTATCAGCCAGCTTCTAGTGAGGATGGCTCATGTGGTTGGAGGCTCCAAGTTTGCATAGCAACCGACTCACTCATCTCTCCGAAGGAGTTTAGGCGGCAGAAGTCACTTGGACAAATAAGGAGTCTGCTGTGTGTGAAGCTGGAAGCTGCGTTGTGCTCATTGAATGACTATGTGGAAGAGGCCAAAAAGGAGCTTTGCAAATGACCTTCTACCACGACTTCGCCCAACCCGCCATGCTCGCCCTCGCCCGAGCCGGCAATCGAGGCTGTCTGGTCGATACCACACTACGCGAGAAGCTACACGCGGAGGCGGTCGTAGCTCAAGCCACTACTGCTGCCAGTCTTGCCAAACTGCTCGGTCGTGATATCAACCCGGACTCTCCCAAGCAGGTCCAAGAACTGCTCTACGACGAGATGAAACTACCTGTGCAAAGGAAGCCGTCGAAGGGAGGATTCCCAGGCGGCATCACCTCTGACGAGGAAGCGATCAAGAAGCTGCGTAGGCTGGTTCCAGCGTCTGTGTCAATCCTCAACCTCCTTCTCGACTATCGGGGCCAGTCGAAAGACCGTAGTCAACTTGAGTGCCCTCTGGAGATTCGCGATGGAAAGAGCTACTTTATCACTAGCTACAACGCTACAGGAACTACAACAGGCCGCATCAGCTCTTCGGAACATATCCTGGGATTTGGAGGGAATCTGCAGAACCAAAAGCGAGGACCTAGCCGAAGGTGTTTTATCGCCCGACCAGGTTTTGTCTTTGTTAAGGCAGATGGTAGTCAGGCTGAGGCCAGAGTTGTTGCGGCGCTGTGTGGAGATCGAGCATTGCTGGGACGCTTTGGAGATCCTGACTTCGACATCCATCTTGAAAATGCCCAACTCCTCTACGGAGGAACGGTTAAGGAACTCAAAGAGGAGGACTCCGCGTGGAAGATGGCCATCAGCAAGGGGGGCAATGTGGGGGGACAAAGGGACAGTCGGCGGCAGCGAACGAAGGGAGTGACACATGGAGCGAACTATCGTGGTGGACCGAACGTCGCGGTCAAGCAAGCAGACATCCCCTTCGCCGAGGCAAAGGTGGCAGTTGCACGCTACCGTGCCACTCATCCCCTTTTGCTACAATGGTGGGACTGGGTGGATTTGGAGATCTCTAATGTCCGTCGCCTTCGGACCTGCTGGGGCAGATTACGCATTTTCCTTGGTCGGCTGGACGACACAACCCTCCGTGAGGCTACGGCGTTTGAGCCTCAGTCTACAGTAGGGGACCTTATCAACCACGCGTTCTTTCGATTGGACGAGCGGTTGATCTCGACAGGTGGTTACCCGCTGCTGCAGGCGCATGACGAGATTGTGGCAGAGGTTCCGATCACAGCGAAAGACGCCACTATTGCGATGATGCGGGAAGAGTTCGAGGTGCCACTCACGTTTAGGACAGGGCTGACGGTCAGAATCCCTGCCGAGATTGCATTCGGCCCGAACTGGTACGATGTGGAGAAGGTGCGAGCGTGACTGAGTCCGAAACCAAGCCGTCCAACCCGGTGATGGACTTCTGTCGCCTTTGCAAAAATACGGAGATCTCCGAGTTGTTCGCCGTGTGGGGCGGGCTTTCTATGGTCTCCGCCACCCTTGGCAGGGCCATCTGGCTTGACATGGGGGTGTTCACAGTCTTTCCGAACCTGTACGTGGTCCTCGTCGCGGGCTCTGGCGCACATCGGAAATCGACCGTGATCAACCTGGCAGAGTCCCTAATCGTGGTTGAGCCTCCGGTCAACTTCATCTCGACCGATCTCACACCAGAGGCGCTATTCAAGTCGATGAAGCGGGGGGAGAGGATGGTAGAGCTCCCGGAGGGTCGTGTGGTGAGGGCAGAAGGTGTGGTGATTGCCGACGAGCTGGCGATATTCCTGAACAAGAAAAGCTACGAGCGTGGCATTGCGCCTGTGCTGATCCGCATGTTTGATTGCAAAAGTGAAATGACCAAGGAGACGATTAAAGATGGCCGAGAGAAACTCACCAATGTCTGTCTCTCGATACTTGCCGGTTCCACCGCTGACCTTCTTCGAGCCGCTGTACCTCTTGACGCTGTCGGCTCTGGCCTTACCAGTCGTATGCTTTTCATTTTTACGGACGAGCTTCCGCCACCTGTTCCGAGGCCCCGACTGACATCGGAAGACCACGAGAGAAAGTCCACCATCACCCGAAGTCTCCAGCAGATCCGTCGTCTGGAAGGGCCGGTCGATCTCAGTCCCGCCGCGTGGGAGTTGTACGACAAGATGTATATCGAGCATCGGTCACACCCGTTTGTATCCTCGCCGATCCTCTCCGGGTATGCGTCTCGATGGCACTACCACCTGCTGGCGATCAGCATGATCATGTCTGCGTCAGAGCATCCTGTCCAAAGGCAGGTGATCGTGGAGGAGAAGCATCTCAACTGGGCCAAGGTACTTCTGGCCCGTTCCGAAGCGTACATGCCACGAGTGATGACCCTAATCACGTCAACCGAGAAGGGAGCGTTCGTTGAAATGCTGGCACTCTATATTGGAATGGCCGGGGAGCGAGGCGTGGTGGGACACACCCTCTTGCGTGGCGTGTCCCATCGAATGTCTATGAGGGATTTTAACGAGGGAATCTCGACCTTAGTTGCGTCCAAGCGGATTGAACGGATGGACTCCCCGGACGGAGTCGCTTATCGAGTAAGGAGATAGCAAAGAGAAACACTCCTGTGATGCACAGCCTTGTCCTTTTTGCCGCGCACCTGAGCGTATGTCGGTCCGTTATGGGATTGGCTGGAGGTGGTAGTGTGAAACAGTATGTAGACTTAACTTCCAGAACCAGACACATGAGTGGGTACAGAGTAGTGAGTGTGTGGCTACTTCTTGTGCTGCAGCCACTCCTGTAGAAGCTCTGGCCCATGACCGCCATAAGGGTTCGGGGGAGCCGCCGGTTTGAGAGCGTTCTCCTCTGCAGCGGCTGCTAGGTAGTATTGCAAAGAGTCGCCTTCGAGTGAGAGGCCCCTCCGTTTGAAGGCCCCAGCCAGGCGTTCCATCTGGAGGAGGTCCCGTTCACGAGCGGCCGGATCGGAGTAGCCATCCTCAAAGGCGGTCTTTTCGGCGAGTCGTATGAGTTGCTGCGCCTTCGAGCCCATTTCAGTCACGGACCACTTCTGCTCACCCGGGTTCGTTCCGATAATCAGCGCCTGGCCGGTCTGGACTATGTCACGTTGCAGCTTAGGTGATGGCCTGGGAGTGTAACTCTTATCAACCGCAGCCCGCATCTTGCGGATCAACTCGACGTCAATCCCTTCGTAGTTCGATCGGTCGGTCAGGGCGTTGATCGAGGTGACGAGTTGCTGGTAGTATGGGGCGAAGTCACGGGCGAGTGTGGTCGACGACTTGGTCAGCTTATCCCACGCCGGGGTGTCAGAGCCGTCTTCGGCGACTCTGACCAGGGCATCCATCCAATTCCCAATCTGTGACCAGAGCTCCGTTGCCACACCACCCGGCTTCCAGACCAACTCACCTAGCACCTTCGCAGGGTTAGCCAGACTCCACCACCCCTTATCATCCTCTTTCTGCTGCTCATTCTGGCCCCTGATTCGGTCGACCAGCATCTGGGTCATGCCGATGGTCAGGTAGGCGCCGATAATTCGACCGCTAGCTGTGACCTTCTCTGGCCACGTGCCCCTCGCGATCTTGCCTACGTCGGTTGCCAGCTGCTGAACCTTCCCTCTAGGGTACTCTAGCACGGAGCCGAACACTCGGCCGAGCTGCCCTTGCTCGCCCGGCGAGCGAGCCCATCTCTCGTAGCGACCATGGACGACGGCGGTGTGGTTGTCACCGGCATAGGAGGCTGCGGCTTCCACACCGTGCAGATGTAGTTCCTCAATGAACCGAGCCCGCTGTGCGGGGATGCACTCGTCGAGGCCAGCCGACCGCATACGATCCTGAATGGAAGGGCCTTTGGTCGAGCCGGGCTTCCACCCGTCGAACGCCTGCAGGACTCGATTCCCTCTGACCGTGAACGCAATCTTGCGGGCGGCCCAATCACCGAGGCCAAAGCTGTGCGCCAGGAGTTGAAGCGGTCGCCAGAACGGGTTGGTCAGTGGCTGGCCGAGTTGAGAGATGTCATCTCCAAGGCCCGGCAGCTGGTCGACGTACCGCTCGAAGTAGGTCTTCCCACCAGCCCATCCACGATAATTGAGTGGATTGACTAGACTGCCGGTGAAGGTATCCGCGTTGCGGAGGACTTCGACGAAGTTCCGAATGCCAGCCACCCCCGTCGCGAATCGAGTCGTGAAGAACATCCCATGGATTTGGGCATTCAACCTGCCCCACCCCGTGGACGGCGCGTGCCTCCCACGAATCTCATCTGCCCACTGGCGGACGTTACTTACGATATCATTGAAGCGCTTCATCGCAACGTTAGCCTTCTCCGTCGGCATATCTTTGATCGCGACCTTCACCCGCTCGCGCATCATGTCGAGCGCATTGTCCATGTACGTCAGCCACGGCCGGATGACCTTGGCGTTGACGATGTCCCGCTCCATAACTTCCATTCGACGTGGGATTGTTCCACGCTGCCATCCCGTCGTTTCGGTTACCCCGTCGGCGATCCGAGAGTGCATCCCCTCACCCGGTTTGACCGACGCGAACGACAGGTCGTGTGTGATGATGCTATTCCCACCCTGGCCCCACAACGTACGAGGCGCCCAGTTCTTGGCGATGATCCCATATCCCTTCCCGTCAAACTCGGCATGGAGCTTCGCGTCGATATCACCACCACTAGCCGCGATCTCTTGCGCACGCCTGTAAGCGTCGTCTGGCATGTTAGCAGGCTTCACGCCCTTGTCCTGCACGCCATCCACCGCTGTGCGGATACGAGCTATCGACACGTCGTTCTCTTTCAACTTTGCGAAGTCTTTGACGTACGTGCCGAGGTCCTTGATCAGCGGAGAGGCATTAGGGAGCTTCCCCTCCATGAACGCGGTGACTTGGTCGCTCATCGCGCGGCTGTTGTAGAACTTTCGATACGACGACCCATGCGACCGGAGGATCGTTTTCAGGCCAACCTTCGCAGAACGGCCCGCGCTTCGAGCCCCTAACACGCCGAGGGCCATTTCGACAAACGCCCGATGGAAGTTGACTCCACCCTGGTCCCCTACATCTGCCAGGTAGTTCTCGGACTTTGACAGGAACTGCCCCACCTTCGACGGCAGGGCAGTTCGGCGGTGGTCGGACTTCGATTTCGCCTCGGCCAGAGCTTCGCGCACGTCAGCTGGTGCCTTCAACATTTGGTTGTCACGTTCGGCGGCCATCTCGAAGGAGCGGAAATCTGACAGGAGCTGTTCTGGATTTGGATACGCACGGCCTCCCTCCACCTCATGGCCTCTTGTGGCAAGGATTGTATTGACCGCTTCCGGGTTAGTGAGCGACAGCTTCGTTGCTGACTTCATCGCGAGTGCGAGCAGCTCGGCCTTCGACAGGCCAGGAGCTTCTTCACGTTGGTACGTTGAAGGAGTCGTGGCCTTGGAAGTTCCACGTCCACGACCTCTGAAAGCTTCTGCCCGCTGTGCTGCGTAGTACTCACTACGGGCAGTCGTGCCAAAGCCAAGCTCGTCAAGGCGAGCATCAGACGCAGCCTGCTTCGCACGCAGCTCCCCATAGGAGGTCAACGCGGCTTCGATGCGAGCAGGGTCCTTTGAGGCACGTGCAGCCCCAACTGCTGCCCAACGTTCGCCACGTTGTTCGCGTAGCCGGTTCCGACGATTAAGCTCGTCGTCGACTCCAGGCGGAAGCGGGCGAGGCATCGCGGCAAGCTCGGCATTCTCGATGGCCTCCCATGCGAGGGGCGTCTGCTCGAGTGCCCGCCTCTGCCAGCGGTCCATCAGAGGCCCGGCGATCTCGCCTAGGTGCTCCAGCACTTCCGCCTTCGTGCCGAGACCCACATCGGTCATTAGCCCAAGGCGGCGCATGGTAGAGCGGATGAAGTCGTGGAACGCAAGGTGTAGCCGCCTCCAGATCTGTGGAGCTGTCCTGGCAAGCCCTCGGAGAAAACTTCCATTAGTCAGTATCATTGGCATCGTCTCGGCACCGGCCTCGTCAAGGATCGACGTCACAAGTCGCAACGGATCGCCGTAGTTCCGAGATGCAGCATCCACGATTTGCGGAGCCTGCCGCCGGACCTCGTCCATGAACTCCTTGTAACCCTCCGGATCGCGAGCTTGCCACTCATGACCGAACACCTCGTGGAGCAGCGTGTGCGCCATGCCTTCAGCTGGTGCGTCATGGGACATCAGCACATGGCCGGCAGCCACGTGATAACCCCATGCGTCGGGGTCGTTCTCGATGAAGCGTACACCAACCCCGAACCGGCGGGCCATGACCCGAATGGCCTTCGCTGCACGAGAGAGGTCCTTCTCAGGGACGAACGTAGTGGTGGCCAGAATCTGAGCGAGGGTCTTTTTGACTGGCCTCCCGTCTCGACTCATCGCCGGAGCTTCAGTCATCCCGAGCATCCCCTCCAACCACTTTTGCTGAGCGGCGGGGTCCTCTCCGGCTCGATCCTGAACCAGCTTCCGAATGCCGTCGTAGTCTCCAGCGGCATGGAGTATATAGACATGCTCCCGGTCGGCGTTCGCCTGAGCTACGTCCTCTGGCGACGGCTCCTTCGACCTTGCCATAGACTCTACTGGCTCTCCAGGCGCAGCTTTCGTGACTTCCATTCCTGCCACGGCGTCCGCCTTCGCATCAAGCTGTGCCTCCCGTACCTTTGCTACCTCTGCCCGTACCCAAGCAGTGGTGCGATAGGGATTGGCCTTTCTGATCTCGGCCTCCGTCCCGGCTGCAGCAGGTGTGGTACCACCAGTTCCCACCGGCCTTCCCTTATTGCCAGTGTACTTCTTCCACGCAGCCTTTGCCTCCGCTAGCGCCTTCCCTGTCCGAGCCGCCTCCGCTTCGGCAGCGTGTAACTGGTCGAGTCCTGCCATGTCTAACTCGTCCTCGTGAGCTTGCAGTAGTCGTAGTGCTTTGAGGGACTCTTGGTGAGTATCACCCGTGTCGATAACCGCCGTGCGGGCAGCAGCTCTGGGAGAGGTCTCCGCCGAGGGAGCTTCCACAGGGGGGCTAGCCGGGGCAACGGGGCCTTTAGGGGCCTTTTTCGCCGGAGCCGGGGCGGCGGGAGCCTTCTCCGGCGCTTTGCCTTCCTGGGGCCTTCCGTACTCGTGGGCTACCTTGTGTGCTGAAGCCAGCAGCTCGGTCTCCGTATGCTGGCGCAGATCAACAGAGACAACACCCTTGTCGCTAGTGAAGTGAATCACCTTCACGCCATTCCTTTTTGCGATAAGCGCACCGAGAAGCTCTCGGAATAAGTAAGGTGAGTTTTCGCGTCCTTTCAGTAGCTCCTTCAGCAACTTTCTATCTGTTGGAGTGGCGTGCTTTTCAAAGTAATCCACCATTGGATAACCGGCAAAGTCGCCCTTCAGCTCTGGCGCGCTGACTGACACCACTCCCTCGCCCTCACGTGGTAGTTGTACTTCTTTGCTTCCGCGAGAGGAGTCTGCAAGGTTGGTGCCATGATAGGTTCCAGCCATGCCCTTCTCTTGCCCAACACGGTAGGTGGTGAGGGTGGGCTTCGGAAGCTGAGCGACAGCCTGTTTAGCTTTCGCAGTCTTCGTCGACTTCCACGGGATCTTTGACGCGTCGAGGGCGTCAGGGCGGAGAGCAGGCTGAGCTGCTTTCGGGGTGGCCTTCTTGGGGAGGATCTTCGACGCGGGCTTCTCTTCAGCAGTCAGCCAACCTCCACTGGCCCCAAAGGTACGCTTCGTGAAACCAAGGCCGGACTTTGGCTTCTCCACCGGGGCGGGCGCTGCCGCGCCAACTTGGGGCTGGACCGGGGTCTGCCCCACCTCGAACCCTGTTTCGGCGGTCTTCTTGTCGACCTCTGCCGTCGAAGGCTTCTCCGCCTGAGCCGCTTCATCTGCCTGTTTTGCCAGACCAGCTAGCAGCGTTTTGTTGAAGTCGTCGATGGCCTTCGCTCCAGCTTCTTTCGCATCAGCGGCCTCTTCCAGAGTGACCACCCTATCGACACCGGCGCTCTTAAGATTCTCCTGCAGCTTCTCTCGCAGGCGTGGGAGTGATTCGTGGAGCATCCCCATGACCGTGCCGAACACGATGACACCCACATCAGGATGTGCAATGGTTGCGAGACGTTGTGAGATGAGCGTTGCAGGATCTGCTCCCCTGGCGAGTTCCAGAATGTTCTCCGGTGTCAGCACGCCCATGATTGCATTGGAGATATGGAGCTTGGCGATCTCCTTTGTAGACCCCACTACCAACTTACCAATCATAGGCGTAGCCGCGACCTTCACAACCAACTTCTCCGCCCAGGGCATCGACTTGAGTACGAGCGACCCGCCTTTTCCGACGTACTTCGCAATCTTACCGAAGATCGCAGACTGGCCTCCTGGTACCATCATCGCTGCTAGGTTGAATAATTCACCAACACCCTTTTGTCCAGGGAGAACTGGCTCGGCAGGATTAACAATGCCAAATGTAAAAGTTTTGAAGAACTGCTCAAAGGCTACCAAGTCCGAACGCTTCGTTGACTGATCCAGCATACTCTGCATTTGCAAGAGAAGCTTGGCCGCGTCAGCATCTTCAGGGTGGGGATCATTAAAGAAACCACCCATCACATGGGATGTAAGAACATTAGTGAGCACACAAGGGTACGCCGCTCCGGCCTTACCAATACCAAACTGCGCGATCTGCTCCGGCAGCTTGACCAGCCGTTGAACAAACTTTCCCACCTCGCCCTTAGCCTCGTAACTCTTTAGCTCAGCATCAAGTGAGGCAAAGGTTGAAAGGATGTTTGTGTAGAGGCTCTTCAGTAGGGGCGACCTCTCAACCGCGTCCTTCAGCACTAACCTCTGCGCCTCGGATGCATCTATCAACTGCCCTGCGAGAACTGCTTCGTTGTCGCTGCCATAGATGCCCATATGCTCACCGGTCTTATGGTAGTGAACTATCGCCTCGTCGTTAGATACCATCTTGCCGTTGACGACGGTGGGGATTAGGATATGCTTGCCGTCTTCGGAGAGGTTGATAGAGCGGACCGTCGCATATCCACCGTCAGGCATTGCCACCTTCGGACGGGTTAGCAGGTTGATATTCCCAGGCACGACAGGCTGCGGCCCTTCAGAGGGTCGCACCAGAGGGACTGTTAACTGCAGCTTCGGCGGCGCAGGCATGTCACGCACGCTGAGCCCAGCAGTAGCAGCAGTCCGACGGGACGACTTTCGCAACCATGCCTTAAATGGAGAATCCTTCCCGCCAATAACTCCAGGTTGGACCTCATATACACCAACTGGAAGCCCATTCGGCTGGACCTCATATACACCCACCGGCAACCCATTCGGTTGGACCTCGAACACCCCATCCGGCAAGCCTGTCGCCTTCTTAGCCATTCTTCACCTCGCAGAGTGTCCCCAGGCGTTCAAGCCAGAGGGTAGTGTCGGTATCTTCCGGGAACCAAGCGCCACTCGGAACACGCCCTTCGAGTAGCAGGCTGACCCCGACGGCGATAGACGCCGCGACCAAATAAGCCGTTGCGGTGGAGTCATCCGGGACTCTTCGGTCCTCATTAGCGACTGCATGTGACCACCATCGCGTAGCCCCACCGTCGACGATACGTACGCCAACGATGTCAGTCCCTTCCAAAATGTCTCGGCCTTTCAGCACGTGCTTGATCTTGGTGGGCTCCTCCGGTCGAGTTGCCTGCTCTTCCGCAAACGCCACCATGGCGTCCAAGTTCGAATCCTCCCAGCCGTAGACGTAGTCACAACCACAATGCCACTGGTTCGCGATGGAGATCAGTTCCTCATGCTCGCACATCCCACCTCGGATCGTTCCCACGTTCGGAACCTCTATGGTCGTGATGTTCTTGACCGGCGGTCCGTCAAGGAAGTCCAGGCTGAGCTTCCCCTCACGCCATTGCGCTTTCCAGGTTGCCTCGTCAGTGAACTCGGTCCAGAACTCTTTCCACCGACCAGACCAAGTGGTGAAAGGTACGGGTTTGTTCTCGCAAGTGGTTCCGTCCTGCTCCCAGATCGTGACCTGGGCTTCTGACGACGGCGCCATATCCGCCACGGCGACGTTGACATTACCTGGGTTGGCACCACAGTTTAGCAGACTCGGCATTGGAAGCTCTTGCATCTTCTTCCGCCATGGGTCTTGCAGACAGTCGACGAACTCGGAGGTCGCCCCACCACCGGAGATACACGTGGTGTTGACCACGGATACGCCATACTTCGAGAGAGCCTTCACCGCAGCGATCTTATCTAGAGTCGGTACCAGATCGACCACAATATCGCCAGGGCGGAAGTCGGACAACCGCATGACATCCGGGATCGTGAACTTAGACACCTCCCTGGCTACACGAGGCCCGTCACGTTTCGGCCCCTCCGATTGGGATGGCAGATCAACCGACACCGTCCCCACACCCCACCCTCGCAGAATGCGACGTAGGCTGGTCCCAACTGCACCTTCAGCTCCTAACAGGATTACCTTCATTCTGTCACCGGCGTGTACATCCCGTCCTTATGCTTGATGTAGTGCTTCCCGTCGCTACCGAGCTTGATAGGGTCGCTAGAAATGCCAGCCTGACCTCTAACTGTTCCTGCTCCATAGAGCTTTGTAGACCAGGAAAGCAGCGCGGTAGGATTCGTGAGGTCTTCAATTTCGACGTCAAAAAACTCGGCCATCTGGTCTAATTGCTTCTTCGCAGCGACTCGGGTCTCAGCAGACTCGCCATTGTTAGCGACCAGGTCTTTCAAATGCTTGACAATTAGCAGGTTGCTCTTTGCTGTCGTGGCCGCGAACTCTGTAGCCTTCTCCGTGATCCGCGCCTTCGACTCAGCGATCTGCGCGTCTTGGGCTTGCTCCTTCTTCGCCGTCGCCGGAGAGACGTTCCGCGTGCCTGGAGCTGGAGCAGCAGAAGCCGAGGGCTGAGGCGCCGGTGGTAGCGCGGCGTGCTTGGCCAAGATTGCCTCGACCGTCGCACGCTCCTTCGGGTCACGGATCCTGTCCAACGCCTGCTGAGTCGTCATGGTGGTCGAGGTCTGGTAGCCTTGAACGATTTCACCGATAGGTGCGCCACTACCCTTCGCCTTAGGGTCGATCCTGTACTCGGGTGGGAGCACGCCGAGCCTTCTGATCTGGTCGTGTGTCACACCTTTGGCCAGCCCGTCGACCAACACCTTCAGATGCTTGTCAGGCATCAGCATAGGTCCAACCTGATACGCATGGGACATTTCGTCGATTGCGCGAGCCTTCAGCTTCGCATCACTCTTGGCGTTGATCTCAGCTGCATTCGCTGCGATCTCCTCCATCGCACCAGCCAACGACTGCTTGGGAGGGACGTAGCGTGTCGCGGCGAGTTTTGCATCAGCGCTAGCTGGAGTGGCGGGCTTATAGTTCTGAAGCCCGTCAATAATCTCACCAAGGTCAGGGTCTGTCGATTTAATGATGGCCATCAGAAGGGGCTCCTATTAGTATTGGTTTCCACTTCGGGGGTTCGGCCGGGCACATGGCCAGCGGGTCACGCAGCCTCGCATCCCGCTGGCAGATACTGCGGCCGGTGACGGGACAGGGGCCGCCATGACAGCAGTCCCAGCACAGGACGCGCCGGCGGGAGTAGAACTCCGGCGGGGGCGTGGGGCCGGCTGGCCTCGGTGCAGGAGAACCTGGCGGAGGCGACGGCCATCGGGGCGGATAGGCGGGGCAGATCATCCCTGGACGATTCAGGAGCGCATTCCCGTGGCACTTCGTACCTGACCATAGACCGCACGTCTTGCGCAGATCACAGGCCTCGCAAATCGCCTGGCGAACCGCCACCCATGACGGTTCCGGCGGCACTGGCGGCGGGACAAAGGGCGGCGGGTTCTCGTTGAATGGGCACACCCCCGGCGCGCCGACTCGCGTGCGCCACTCCGCGTCGGCGCGACAGGCGCGGCAGTGCGTGTGGTCCGGGTTGCGGCAGGCGTAAGAGGTTGTGAAGTCAGAAGGGGGCAACGGTCACACTCCCTGCGTAGGCGCCGTAGTTGACATCGCCGTAGAGGATTCGCATGTCGCAGGAGTCCACGGCGTTCGAGAAAGACCCGGTCACGCAGTTGCTCATGGGTAGGGTGGCGATCAGTTGCGGACGGGCGCGGAAGCCGGCCCGAGAGGCGCCTCCCCATAGGAAGATGCCGCGAACCAGGATCGCCGGTGAGTAGGCAGACTCAGGTCCGTCCGAGAGATCGACGTTCCACTGCCAGTGGAACGGTCCCTGCTGGCTGAGGATGGTCTGGCAGTCCGTGTCCGCGTTGTCGTACCAGTTCCAGAGTTGGGGAATGTCGAGTTCTTGCGCCAACGACCATCGGCAGCCGTGCGCAACGCCCGGCACCCCGGTCATTGGGCCGAGCTTGAACGACTGATTGATCTCGACCGGCTGCGTGTCCCAACCGTACCGGCCGCTGGAGCCCAGTGCGCCCCCGCAGTTGCTCGGGAGCAGGCACGTCGGGAAGATGAGGTTGCTGGCTGTGAGCGTCAGATACTCTGGAATATGCCCCGAACAGTAATACGTGCAGTTGCCAGCGGCCTCGCTGTGCCCGTGGTCATCGCAACAGGTCTCGCAATCGTCGTAGGTATCGACGACGGTCACGTCCGTGAGCGTGGGGCTGCCGCCATCCGTGTAGACGCTGACCACATAGCAGATGGCGTCGTCCGCGCTGTCGATGGTCACGATCTTGTCTACCGAGTCGGAGAGGTCGTTCGTCGTATACAGGGTGTCCGAGAGGTTGCATTCGCAGGGCGTCAGGACGTAGATCGTCAACCCCCCGCAGCACTCCGGGCACTCGCCGGCGGCGTTGTAGACGCGCAGCTTACCGTCGGCGGTGACGGCCAGCTTGCCGCTGCCAGTCAGGACCAGAGCGCCGGGAGTGTTAGGCATCGGCGCACTCCTCGGCGTCAATGGCGTCCACCCATGCGGATTCCGTTCCGCTGAACGCGCCCCAAGTATCCATTGTCTTGATCTGGAGCGTGCCCACGCCAGCGACGATGGCGCTTAGTCGCGTACTGGTCTGCACCACAATCGGCATCCCAACGACGTAGGCGTCCCCGTCCGCGTCGAGCATGTACGGGATGATCGTTCCGGCTGCCAGTTTCGTCGAGTTGTGCATGGAGTAAGAAGCTTGGCTCGCCTGAACATAAACGGATACAGCTGCAGCACCTGTCACCGTACCGTGAATGTCTACCGGGTCCACTGACACCGTTGTTCCACTAGTCCAGTCAGCGTGAAGACTGCCAAGGAAAAAACTGGGTGTCACTACCGAGTCTGTTATCACAACCCACTCCGTCTGGGGAGGCCCTCCCACGCGGGCAGGCTGTGTCAACGCCGGCACCTCTGGCGGTGCATCGACGGTCGCAGTTGGCGTTGCGTCCACCACTGCTTCGACCTTCGGCTGGAGCACGGCCACAGCACTCTGCAGTGCCTGGACCTGTTGCGGCAGCGGGTCGTCGGCAAGGCGAGGCTGAGCCAGCAACCTTTCCAGACTCTCAACCCTCTGGATCAGACTATCGAACGTACTACCCACGGACGTCCTCCAGCACGGCGATCTTGGAGATCTCGCCGATGACTGCAGTCGCGGTCGCGGAGTCAGTAATCGCAATTGTGATACGGATATCGAGTACAGAACCCCCCGCCAAGTTGGTCGGGGTGATAACAAACGCCTTAGTGGCTTTCGTCAGTGAGTTAATCGACTGCGCAGCCGTCGCGCAGAGATCAGCCGAGACCCCTCCATCACCGTCGTCTTCATAGCACTCAACATCAACAGTCGCCGATACAGACGCAACCGTTGTATTCATTCCAGCCGTGATCACGACCTGCACCCCACCTGCTGCCACGTAGTGCGGATCCAGAATCTGCCTTGTCCTCAGTCGTTGCGTGATGGTAGTGTTCTTACCGTCAGATGAACGAACGGTCGGAGCGTTCGCTCCCCAGGTTCCCTCAATGATGGCGAGATCATCCGACGCGGCCGTCCCAGGCAGCAACGCTGCAAGGTCGTCCCACACACGTAAGTCCGTGAACGACGCAGGCATCTCCTTCAGAAGTTCCTTCTCAATGACGGTCATGGCTAACTGTCCGTCGTCAAACTCAACCGTCCCACCACGGAAGTCAGTCGTGCCCTTCAGTTGGAACGTCTCTCCAGCAAGCTGTCTCATGTCGATCTCCTTGTTATAACCAGGACAGCAAGCCCTGGAGGTAGTTGAACGTAGAGGAGTCCACATCTAGGATGGGGTGGATGATGGTCGGCCCAGCAAGGATCGGCCTCGCGACGGAGCGCATTAGCGTGCCAACCGGAGCGGATCCATCTGGGTCGGCAGGGTTTGAAGAGGCCATATCAGGCTCGAAGTATCGTGTCGGCTTACCATTCGCGTCAACCTCCGCCACGACTGGTTCACCCTTCACAACCTTCCGATACTTCTGGATTGTGACCTCTGTCGGCCAGCCCTTGGAGTCGTACAATAACGTATACACAAGTGGCACGACCTCGTCACTTGCGCCGAGGAGGTAAAACTTTGGAACCTCAACTCCGGCCAGTAAAACCGTTCCTGGTGCAGCACCTAAGAAGTAGCCAGCACTAACCAGGCCAGTCTTCTCCAAGAGGTCCCCTAAGTCGAAGTCTCCTCTGGGAATGGCCGTGTTGAGGTATAGGTAAGTCTTCCGTGCCAGCCACCCTTTTGGGCCTCGGATGATCCGATAAAAGAACCCATCAGTGTCTGGCTCGCCTGTGACGTCAACCTCTCCCGAAGGCAACGCTACTGAGGTGAAGTCCTCCCACTCTCCAGCAATCTTCGCCTCGACAGCCGCAATCGTAGCAGGTTGCGACGGCGAGAATACCGACAGGTCGTAGCCTTCATAGTCGACGGTTATCAGGCAGAGGCCTGGTTGGTGGTGGGGACTAACCGTTACAGCTCGTGGACGTAGTATGCCAACACTCGCCGACCACGACGTCGTCACCGCCGCATACTCCGCCGCGACCGCGTCCGAGTCGGGAACTTCCCAAACTCGCTTCCCACTCCAGAATGACGTCTTTTTCAAGTCCATCGTTTTCACGCGGGATCTTGACAGCTCTTTGGCGCTTGAAGGCATACTCATAGTGCAGGCCCCTCCCATACTGTCGATTCGAAGCCGATGATCTCAAGGCACCACGTGCTCGTGCCAATCGTATCAGGAATAGCTGCTGACGGGGCTCTCACAATTTCAGAGATCGTAGCTCTAATGCCTTCACCGATGTCACCAATGGCGACCGGCATCGTCGCGCCAAGCACCACCCCGACCGCCGCTCCGTCGAACGTCGACGGAACGGAGAACCATTCGACGATACGGGTGCCAAGGATTCCACCCCTCTCCACACCCTTCTCCACTCGCCAGCGGTCCTGGTGGAGTGGCTGCATTCCATTCGGCAGTGCCATGACTAGCCACCTCTCCCCGCTCCACCGTCGGGCCACCAAGAGATTCTCGGGTCACGGATACGCGGGTCGGAGTTTTGGTCTGGGATGCCAGTATCCACACGGCGTACCTCACCAGAACCCGTCCTCTGCGAGACCATCTTAAGCTGGCGTCTACGCTCAAAGATACCCCACCAGCGGGCAGCACTTTTCTCGCCAAGCTCCAGACTCTCAAACACCTCAGCTGTCGCCCAGGCCACGACCAGTGAGTCGAACCCATCGACGGAGAGGACATCAGAGGCTTGTGCCCCGACAGATAGCTTCCCACGGTAGAACAGCCTGAGGTTATAACTGACTGAGGGTGTCGGGACGAGGTACAACCTCATCCCCTCACGATAACATGCGGTCGGGTTCGTGGTCGGATTTCCCATCTGGTCATCCGCCGGGAACTTCTTCTCGGCGTCCTCCCACGTCCAGATCGGCAGCGGGTACGACTGGGTAGAGTTGAGATAGAGAACCCGACGCAACTCGCCAAGATCGGTTAGTGGACTAAGATCCACATATTGCTGCGACGGAGTCATTACCAGAGTGGAGTTCCTCTCTCGAAGCTCCCTCCACTCGTAGAGGCTAAGGTCCTCGCACGCGTGGTCGATGCCTGTGTCGATGACAGCAGTTAGGTCAGTGCGACCGGAGACTTGTGGGATTATGAGGTTCCGCAGGGCGAGACGTGTCATGGTGGACGCCGTCGAGGTAGGTCCAAGCTGCGATCCCACCTCGTATGAGGTTACTCCACCGTAGACGATCTTTAGAGAGTATGCGTATGTCAGGTCACTGGTTGGATCGGTAAAAGTATAAGCATAAACGCCAGTCGAGATATGCGCCAGCGCAGTGTTCACTGCTACGACGGACGTCGATGTGTCAGTCCGCTTGACTCCATAGGTCGCTCCAGCGTCCGAGAACACCACGGATGTCACATCAGTTAAGGCTCCGGTGATGTCGTAAAATCGCTTTTCGATGGTGCTCACGACGCAATCTCCAGGGGTCTAGTCCAGAATCTTCGTCGACGTGAACGATGTCGATAGTGCCTTCGTCGCACCAGCGTCGTTGTTTGGAACCCATGCTGAGATGAAGTACAGATCGTTATTGGTCGTATCAATAATAATGCTGAAGTTGGCTCCAGGATCGTCAGCCGCAGTGCTACCAGCAGGGATGCCCGCCTTGCGGAAAACACGTTGGCCTATTTTAGCAGCATACATGGTTTTGCGAGTGCCGGTATTCTGCGCACTAGCTTGGATAGTCTCCATCTGAATCATGTGGAGAAGTTCTGAGAGCGCCTTAGAAATCATCCTCGTCTGCGACGTTACAACTGGAGTAAGGTTGGTGCCAATAGGACGTACCATTGAAAGGTCTCCTGTTAAACTGCCAAGGGGTGGGTCGGGTCGGGGGAAGGCTGCCCTCCCGACTCCACCGCCTCAGCAAGGCTGTAGATGAACTTTGCAAATGCCTCGTCGGATGTCGAATGGTTGCCGTGGAACGTGCGGAGTCCTTTGGATGGAAGTTCTGTCGACTCCTGCCCTTCCGTGAAGTCTCTCACCCCATAACCCTCTTGAAGGAGTGTCTCCACAAAGTTGCCATCCCAACGACCACCCTCCGAACCGAACGTCAACGCGAGGCGCTTTCCGTCGTAGCCTCTTTTTTCCAGCCAAGCTTCCGTTCGGTGGATAGAGTCCAGCACGACGATATGCACGTGCGACGCCGGAGCTTCGTGAGCCCATGTGTGGTTCGCAATGATGTGGCCCCAACCCACAATCTGCTCGACCTGAGCCTCCGTCAGGCACCACTGCCCTGGACGGATGAACTCGCCACCGAGCAGTCCCGGACAGATGTAGAACGTGCCTTGGAGCCCAAGCTGAGCCATCGTTCGAGCCCATTTCAACCCTTCGAGCAGGCCATCATCGAATGAGACCAACGTGGGTCGCAGGTTCATGACAGCACCTCCACATGCGCAACCATTTGGGCGTGCGAACCAGGACTAGGCCCACCGGAGATCTTGACCTCTTGGCCAGTCGATTCTACCAATGCTACTAACTCCGGCCAGGTGTACTCTCGCACATGGCGGGGGTCAGTTACCTCTCCAGCCTCTCGCTCGGGCGTTGTCAGCCAGATACTCTTAGACATAGCCATCATACAACGTAACGCCATGCCTGCCTCTCGGATATGCTCGATCACTTCAACGCAGACCACATCATCGTAAACGCCAGGATACGGCTCGAGTGTGATGTCCCACACTTCCAATGGCATTAGAGGGTTCATCGACCTCGCAAAGGAGATCGCGGACTGCTGTCGGTCGATTCCTCGCGCACTCTTCGCCGTCGTGGCTAGCACTGCTGTGCCGGCACCGACGCCACATCCCACGTCCACCACGGTCCTGCCCGCACACAAGGGGGCCAATGCCTGGTACGCAAGACGAGAACCTCGCCAGAGGACGTCGCCGGAGGTTCTCCAGCGCTGAATAGCCAGTTCCACTCGGTCATCCCACGCCTCGGTTTTTAGGTTGGTAGTCATTCGGCATCCTTTGGAGGGCCGTAGACCATTCGGGCCTCGTCGATGTTCTCCGGCCAGATGGCTAGAGGATCGAGAAGGTGTCCCACATGCGCCTGCGCGTCGATTAGCAGGCGAAGCCCGGCAACGCGGACCGAACGAAAGAAGTTCATGTCGCTTCTACCACGAGCGGTATCCACAAACCACGGTCCCGGAACTCCTGCCTTTAGGATAGCTTCTAGATTGATCAACGTGCAACCCATCGCGCACGCGTCAACTTCCACAACCTTCGCCGTATCAGAGATCTGCACCAACTCATGTCCATCAGTTCCCGGCGCAAAGCGAAACGCGACCTGGTGGAATGGATAACTACGTTTGTGGATTAGACCACTAACCGCCGCAACGTCTGGCGCACTTGCAGCTACCAATCGTTGCACAAGGTCAGGCCTGAACACGTGGTCTACGTCTAAGCTAAGCCAGTGCGTCGCTCCAATCTTCAGCGCGTTTTCCACAATCTGGTTTCTCGCTGCAGCAACCTTTGACTTTGATAAGTAGATCGTGGCAAAGTCCGCTTCGACATTCTTCGCCGCGTGGAGTATCAACGGGATGATGTGTCGAGCAACCTCATCTGGGATGTATCCGGCAGAGTGTATTCCAATTGCGATCTTCATCGTGCCATCCTTCCAAGTAGCCAACTGGAGGAGGGAGCTTACCCACTCCCTCCTCCATCAGTCCATCGTCTTATGCGATCAAATGAACCCTTGCACCAGCACGTTCACCGGGCTGGTGGGCGTGCCGCTCGCAGGAATCGTCCCACTGGACAGCACCCGAGCCCGCGACCGGACCATTGAGGTGAAGGTCAGCGTGCCGGCCGCCCCGGTCCCCGCAACTGTCACACCCAGGATGTCGCTGAGGAAGGCGTACGCACGAGCGACGTTCGTACCGCTCGTGGTGGTCAGTGTCGACGCAATCAACACGTCGTTAACCGCTGCGGCGGCCGAGCTGGTGCCAGTCTCCGCACAGGCCATCTTAGCCGTGCCGTAGATGCCACTGGTCATGATCCAGCCATATCCGAGGGTGGGGACCGCTGCCATCCAGATCCCTGCCAGGAAGTTGACATCAGCGTCGGCTGGTGTGCACGTTGCCTGCTGCATGAAAGTCGCTGCAGCCAGGTTGGCCGACAGATAACACGCCGGAGCGCCCGCACGACTCGCGACCAGGGCAGGGTTGTACACCCACCGATAGCGATTGCCGTACTGGTCGACGCGGGTGGTTCCCACACCTTCCACATCACCATACCCGCTCTGCGGCTGGAGCATCCCAGCCGCCAGCGCAGCACATACGTCGGTCAACGCCGTGAAGTATGCGATCTTCGGCGTAGTGCCGATCTTGTTTTCCGAACCGATCATTTTGGTCTCCTGAAGAGGTTATAATCAGGAGCGGGTAGCCTTACACCAGCTACCCGCTCCGGGCACAACTTGCGGTCGCACTAAGCCGTATAGGTGGCGAGACGGCCCTGACGGCGGGGCTGGTAGCAGAGAGGCCCAGTGAAGGCGCACAGAATCCGGGCAATCCGCTCAGTCTGGTTCGGCAGCCACATCCACTCGGTCATACCGAACCAGTAGTTCGGATCGTACACCATGTCAATCCATCGGGAGTTCAGGAGGCAGATGTTCCCGGACGGGAACCCGGCGTTCGGGGTCCAGATCATTCTCGCATTGAGGTACTGCATCGACCGATAACCAAGCTTCGCAAGCTCATCACCGACGTTCGACGTCATCTGAATGCGAGAGCCGAAGATATCCGCGGCGGCTTCCCATCGGGTCTGGTCCATAACCATCAGATCCGGCTCGTCGTTCCCACCTGCGGTAGTCCAGTTGTAGAGGGTGCGGACCTGGTCTTCCAGGTTTTGGAGGGCCGGGTTCACGGCAACCAGATACTTGGGCTGCCACCACGCATTTCCCGTGAAGGAGTCGATATCGCAGGGATTGGTAGCCTGCACACCCCACGTATCAATCCCACCGTAGTAATACGACCCAGCCGCCGTGTAGTTGTACACGCCACCAGTGTTATTGACGTAGGCCGTGTCCGGCATGAAGTTAAAGATCGAGTACGGATCACGAGCCGCTCGCAGCTCAGTCCCGCCGTAAGTGGCGTCGATATTCGCGACGATGTCGGCTGTGAAGTTGTAACCGAGGATGCACTTCTCAAACGCTTCGTTCAGCGCGTCGTGCGCTGCCTCGAGCTTGGTCTGGACCAGCGACTTAATCATCGCAGAACCAGAGTTCTTCTGATCATCCATCAGCGACCGTTGGACGTGCACCTCAATCCACTTCCATGGCCAGAACGCAGCCGTTTCAAGGTCGGTCTCTCCGGTCGGCAGGGTATCACCCTTAGTCACCGAGATCGCCTTCTTCCGACCGTACTTCACCGTCCGTTCGATCCCTGCATTACCCACTTGCGGTTTCAGACACCCCAACTGCTTGAGAGCCGCAAGGAGGACGTTTCCATTCAGGATATTGTCCGTCGCCTTGCGCTGCATCTCGTACCAGGTAGTCGTGAACGAATCGTCGATTACCCTGGTCTGCGATGGAACCGTTACGGCCATTTCGATCTCCAAGCCTTCCAAGCTTGTTTAAGGACTACTGACCACGTCGCCGGGCTTCAGATATAACCTTATCCACGACGTCATTTGCTACTTCGGCCAAATCCTGGCGGAACCCTCTCACACCCAGACGGCCAGGAGCATCACGAATCTCTTTTCGGACTTCGACACTGGTTGGACGTTCGGAACTCACCGGCGCCTCTTTCACGACCGGTGTCGGTAGACCTTTCCCCGCACCGATACGTGCCGAAATGTAGGCTTGCTCAAGTGTCAGCCCCTTCCCAGCGAGATCCTTGATGGCCTCACCGTAGTCGACGAAGTCGGGATACCGCTCCACGAGTTCCGTCGCTTCGGCGGTCAGCTTCTCTTTACGGCGCTCGGACTCGGCAGCTCTCAACGGAGCCACCTCCCCAGTCACCGCCTCCGCGACCGACGACCTGATCTGCTTAGCCACCAATGCCATCAGCTGTGAGGGCGTCATCTCATCAATGTCTGCCGCAGATGGGAGCGGTTCTGGTGCGTTTGGATCTGCAACTGCCACATCCCCAACGGCAATCCGAAGGCTCTTCTTCTCTGCCTTGGCCTGCACCACCGCAGCCACATCCGGGTCGTTCAACTGAGTCATCAGCCTTTGTGCAAGGGTGGTTTGTGCATCGAGTTGAGCTTGGAGTTCTCCACTGCCACCCTTGCCTTTTCCATCGATGCCTGCATCGGCACCTGGTCCGGCGTCTTCGATCCCGTCGTTGACTTCGTCAGACATTGTTCTCTACCTTCCTTCCGTTGTGTGGCTTGGTTCTCCAAAGCCGCCTTCATTGCACGCTGCGTCATTCGCAGCTTCCGATCAAACTTCCACTTCCGATAACTGAACACCAGTGATTGATTGATCAGACGGAGGTCACGTTCGGAGAAGTGAACCTCGTCCTCCGGCGGAATGGTAGCGAGCCATCCTCCACTGTCTGATCGTTCTAAGACTACCTTTAGCATTTCACACGCCTTCCTTCGACGTTAGTCGAGGACGTCGGCTTCCAACCCGGCACGCTTGCAGTGGGCACGCATCTCGTCACGAGAGTAGAACACAGTCCCTTTCGGGTGGGCCTTGTCCCTGACTGAGTGCATGATCAAGCCACCATCAGCCGTACGGTCCTGCTTGCGCGTACCTGCTGGAGGCCACGATCGTACACTACAAAGGGCTGGAACCTGCGGCATTGACTGGTTACATTTACTACAAAGTGGAAGGCGCCCCCGCTCCGCCATTGGCCGCACCACCGTTTGCTCCTGGCTGCACTCCGGGCACCTGTACAGGTAAACCACTTGAACCTCCACCCTTCTGCCCTTTCACTCCGGGCTTGCCGAACGTTGAGATAACCTGCTGGAGGAGAGCCGCTTTGTCAATACCTGGCACCTGCCAGAGGTTCTGAAGCAGTGCCATTGCCTCAGCCTGGCGCTCTTCCTGGGACGCATAATGTTCAGTCGAGAACTGGATGTCGTAAACGTACCGGCCAGCTTTTAGATACTCTGCCCGGAACGCTTCCCATTTCACCGCGCCTTCCGGCCCAACCACTTTAACAGCCTGTTCAGTAGTCCAATGCGTCGCGACGATTCCGGCGAGCAGTTGCACAACCCTCTTGTATGTCCGACGGAGAGCCTTCTGCTTACGGCCCATCCTAACCGAACCCCCCCGTGCAACATTCCCGGTCTCCTCAGCGCTGATGTGAGTCTTGTCCACGTACTCGCCCGACATGTTCCGGTCGATGCCAATGGCTTCACGGGCGTTGACATTGATAACGTCCTCTTCTTGGTGGAGCAGAGTGTTAATGTGCGAGTCCCCACCGATGTACTTCACCACGTCGTCGAGTGGAACACTCATGTCCTTCACCATGAGAAAGAGCCCAGGACGGCGGTCTTCGAGTGCGGCCAGCGATTCGTCGCTCAGCACACCCTCCCGCACAAGGAGCTTCAAGATTGAAGCCCTTCGTTGGAGCTTAGCCTGGATATGAATATCATCCAGTTCATTCTGATGCGGGGCGGCATAGAACGAGAGAGGCGTTGACCACACGGCTCTCGTTCGAGAGGTCAGTGTGATATCCGCCCACGGCAGTTGGTTGTCGATCTGGAGAGTGTTCTCGGACTCGCGGATGATAACCGGCGTCAGCCCTACAGCCACCACAACAATCTTTCGTGTGGCTTTGTCCTGAATCTCCCACAACTGAATGTAATCGGCCTTCGGCTGGTGGGAGTCTCCCGGAGCCGCAACCGGTGCGACCTTCTCCTCCACACGCTCCTTCGGCTGGAGGTAGCCCTGAACCACATCCCTCATCGAGAGCTGTCCTACCAGCTTGGCAGTCGTCCCCTTGTCGTACTTCTCGTCAGCCTTTACATCGTCGATATGTCTCACGACCCGATGCGCGATCCAAGGTGCCAGCTCAGTTTTCCTCGTTCCCCAGGGCATCACGACGTCTCTCGCATCGACGGGCGCGATCCAAAGCTCGCCGCTTCTGGCGATGCCACTCTCTAACATCCTTCCAGTCTTTGAGTCAAATTGTGACAGACTCCCACCAAGGGGCCCAAGCTGGAGTCGGGGCTCAAAGCCATACTCACTGTCGTAGCCGATCTTCAGGAAACCCACCCCTTGGAGGTAGCTATAAACCAACCCGTCCTCGACCGCTGCGTCGACCTCAATCGCACGCAAGGTTGAGTTCATGAAGCTCTTGACCACCGGTGCGTTCTCTGCGGCGGACTCCGTTTGAGGCTCCACCTGCACACGCACTGTCGGGACGGCCAACGCCGAGATTAGTGTATCGCCTTTAGCGGCGATGACGTTCGGTCCCGTATCACTCGATGGACTCGCCGAAAAGAACTTGGCCTCTAGGTCGGCCCAAGCCTCCTCCAGTCCGTAGAGACGGCGGAACTCCAGACCTTGGTTAACCAGGTCCATCCACTGCTGAGCGGTTCTCGAACTGGAGGAAGCCCTAGCCATTGGTATCGTCTCCTAAGCCTTTGCAGGACCAGTGTCATAATGGGGCAGCCGCTTGGTCACGGTGTCATCAAACCCGACAGGCTTCGGGGACTGCTTGCCCTCAAACGTCGACGGGTTCTTGACCTCAGACGACGGCCTGCCACTCGCGGGTCCCGGTCCCTTCAGCCCGGTAATACTACCGGGTGCCGGCTCGCACGACTCTTCACTTACCTTATGGAGCGGATTATCAGGCATGAGATCTCCTTCTAGCTCGGCGTCGGAGTGACTACCGGCGCAACCGCCTTGTCAATCATATCGGCCACAGCCGCAATCTGGTCAGCCACGACACCAACCGCACCGTCATCGTCGCCCTGCGCAGCCTTTAGCGTCTCCACCAACGTTACAACACTGTTGACGCTACTCTGAAGCCGAGCCACCGCTGCGGTCAACTTGTCCATTCCAACACTCATTTGTTCCATCTCCTGTTCAAGGATTCTGAGTTGGGCCGATACTCGTGGTCGCCTTGTACCTGCCATAGATAGCAAGAACCGTACCCACAAGGCTGGCCATACCACTAACGATATCCACAACTGCCGCAACCTGCGAGGCAGGATCCGTGCCCAAACTCGCAGCGACTCGGGGTGTGACGGCTCCAAGTAGAGCCACCACGATCCCGATGATTGTTTTGGACAAATACCACGGTTTCTGTTCCACGTTTGACACCTCCTTTAGCAGCGCAACCACTGCTAGAGTGTTAAAGCCCCACCATTGCTAGTGCAAGCGACAGCACTACCCCGACCACGGCGGCAACAGCCGTGCGGACGGTCGCCACAACCTTTGCGCTCGCCTCGTTAGCGGCCTTCCATGACTGCTCCACCACGGTGGCACCTTGGTCAACCGCGGCCTGGACCGGCATCGCCTTCAGCACCTGTGCATACGCGGCTTCAATATTGCCAGCCGCAACGAGGTTAACCCAGGCCATGACCTGTTCGGCAGACCACGTTACAATCATCGGTGCGTAGAGTGTTGCCAGTGGTTGCAGTCCTGTAGGCAGCTTTGCGATAAGCTCTTGCGTAGTCATCGGTTAGACCTCACTTTCCAACCGTAGCGTTTAGGAAGTATCGGAACTGGTTAGCGTCAGAGTTGAGAGCCTCCTTAGCCTGGTCCATCGTCAACTGGTTAGAGTCCGCCAGGTCCGCCATCCGATCCGCATAAGCGGCCGACTGGTTGAGCGCCGTGGTGTGTGCCGCGTCCATGATCACCCCACACCCGCCGATCCCAACCAGCATCACCACTAGTAACACAATCTTGATTGTTCTCATCTGCAACTCCTTCCGACGCTGTAGCGTCTACTGGTACTCTTCCCACGGTAGCCTTCTCAAACTCGGGTCGTTCGGAGTCCACCTAACCCCGTCGGGTTGAGTTGAAGGGCTAGACGCCGGACACACCCACTCACCACTGACGAACCGACACACGGCGCAGTTCTTCCTTTGCTCCAACGTACAGCCACAAGCCACCACGATCCCCAGAATCACCACCAAAAGCCACTTCATCCTGCACCTACCTTCCGCTGCGATAGCAGCATTACTGAGTCGTCGTTCTTGCCTAGCACGACATCAACCAGATGAGAAGCCAGCTCTTGGCATCCCCACTCTGACCGACGGAACACCGTTTGGTAATACCTAGAATGTCGGGCCGAACATTGCCACACTAGTGGGTGTCCACCTGACAGCATAAACAGCTTTGGCACGACCTCGGTGATGAAATCAAAGACGTCTGGGATGGAGTGGAGTCTCTCGTCGGCCTTCTCCAGATGCTGGACCTCATACCAATTTGCTGGCATTGGGATGCCGTTCAAAAAGCCCTTATCCCGGATCAAGCTCTTTCGAGAATGCACAACCTTCAACGTCACGAAGTCGTCATCCTTCCAAACGCGCAGTCCGACGTCATCAAACTCCACTTGCCATGGCATCTCTACTCCTTGGTGAGAACTTCATGGAGTTGCTCTCTTGTAAGGGTCTGGAGTGTCGGCATCCGTCAGATCAATCGGTGACAGGTTGTGCATCTCACGGAGTTGATTTACACCAATCCTAACTCGCTTGAGCTCTCCGAATAGGAGTACATGATCAGCCTTGTTCTCCACAAAGGCATTGTGCCCTTCGACCGAATACTTGACCAGCACGATGACGCCTGCAACGATGAGTGGTACACAGATGGCTTGTAGCCAGCGGAGAAACAGATTCCAGTGTCGTTCAGTTGGTTGTGTCATTGTTTCCCTCAGCGCCCGGCGCTCAGCCCACGAATCGGCGATGGCCCGGAAATCGGTCACTCATGGTTCGCCTAGAGGTGTAGAATGTCGCCGCCTCGTGGCATCTTGCTCATATCCACCGTCACGTTGACGACGGTCCCGGCAGAGCCGTCCGTCTGTACCCCGAATGTCTGCGCGGGATTGCCCGGATAGAGATGGCTGATCGTGAGCGTGTTGCCGGTGGTGGCCGAAAAGGTGCCCTCCACGGTCGTCTGCAAGAGATAGAACTTGTTGATTGTCACGTTCCCGATGCTTGCCAGAGTGCTGTTATCGAGAGAGTTGAATCTGTAGTAGAGCGAGCCGTTGAACGTGAGCGGACCCCCGTAAGCCTCAATCCAGTTGTAGCAATTCACGACCAAATTCGCGTTGCTGTAGTTCCCCGCGAGGAACCCGGTCTCGGCCAGCACCTCGATGTCCGTCACGGCCGACATGTCGCCTGCCGCGTCGATTTCGTTTATCCCGCCGTTCAGCACCAGCGTCCCGCCGAGATTTGCGTCCAGGTACACGTTTGTGCTGCCCCCGGTGATTGTGAAAACAGGCGAGCCCTTCGCAACGGTGCCGGCGATGTGGGGACCATCTCCAACGCCGCTAGCTACCAGTGTCACCACACCGCTCTTGCCCGTGGGCACGTCCCGTAAGACATAGTTGGGATCGGAGGTCTGGCTGCCGATGCCGAGGCCGAGGAGATAGACGTTGCCATCCCACCCACCGAGATCGCGCATGTCAAAGCTACGCCCTTTGCAGACAAATGATCCTGTCACCGTCACCCTCGACCAATCGAGAAGCGCTTCGTTCCCATCGGAAGCGCCGGTCAGGTTCAGCCCGGCGACGGTCACGCCAACCGGGATGCCGTGGATGCACTTCGTGGAAGGGAAGTTCGCGTCGCCACACCAGTTCAGCA